GTTTTTGCGCACGTTCATCTGGTTGGACTGGTGAAAGAGGAAAGGCAGCTAGAAGAAGATGGAACTGCTAAGCTTTAATCAATTCAAAGAAAATTTTAAAGACGGAAAAAATCCTCAAGACAAAGGAGACTCTAAACGATATGGAGTACCTACTAAATCATCTGTATCTAATTTAAGAAAAGTAGCAAAGCAAGGAGGACGAAAAGGTCAACTTGCTCATTGGATGGCTAATATGAAAGCCGGAAAAAAGAAAGCTAAAAATAAATGAAGTTAGAACAGAAGCCAACTGTAAAACAAGAACAAACTATTAAGCCTAAACTTAATATTAATCAACTTATTAAGCAGCTAGCAGTACATGAAGCTGAATGTACACTTCGTTATCAGAGAATAGAAGAATTATTAGAAGATCACAAATCCGCAATTAAAAAATTCGATATAAAAGTATGGGGACTAGCTGTACTTATTATAGCTCAAGCTTCAATTTTAACTATGATTGCACAAAAGGTTTTATAATGGTAAAGTTAACAGAATCAGCTCGTGAATATATGGGCTCATTAACAAAAAAGAATAATAAAAAATATGCTTACCTAGGTGTACTAGGAGGTGGTTGCTCTGGCTTTCAATACGAATGGGATATGACTGATACTAATGAAAAAGGACAAGTAATAGAAGATATACTTGTTGTAGATAAAGTAGCAGAAATGTTTGTTATAGGATGCACAGTTGATTATGTACAAGAGTTTGGAGGTTCATATCTTAAAGTTATTAATCCAAACGCTAAAGCGCAATGTGGATGCGGAGAAAGTTTTGCTGTATAGAAATGTCATTTGTTGTTACTAATGGATGGAAGTTCGATTTACCTAGATTAAAGTCAGAGTTAAAACGAGTTTTAGAAGAACATAATATTCATAAAAATAGAGAAGGTGGTTTGCATGGTGTATCAGTTACATCATCTGATGGTACTTCTATAAGTGGTTTTGGTTATCATATAGAGATACAATATGATAGGAAGAATCAAAATTATAGAGAATGGAATTACAACGGAGAAAAAATAATGCTTCCGGATGTAGTATTTGATCTCAATTGGTGCAGAGAAAATAAAGTTTATCATATGTTAGACTTTAATAAACCTACCTCAGCATGTACAGGTTACTTTAAAGAAATTGTAGACATGCTTACTAGTAAAAATATGAACCCTCGTAGATGTAGATTATCATATCTAGGTCCTGGAGAGATGATTAAAGAGCATTCAGATGGTAGAGGTTTTAAGTTTCATATACCTATCCATACAGATGGTACTGACTTTGTATACAATGATAAATCATATAAACTAGAAGAAGGTACAGCTTATATGTGTAACGTTCACCCTCGTCATTATGTAGCCAATAATAATGATACTGATAGATGGCACTTTGTATGTGATGTATGGGATACAGATGGTAACTTTTCTATTGGTAAAATAGAAAAGTCTGAATTGTTTCAAGAGACAATCAATGCTATGTATTGGAGAGGATACGTTAATGGTTTAAGAGACTACCCTGATCGTATACTTATCGGTAGTGACCCCTACCACGTGGTCGGCGGGGCTTAAGATTCCTTAACAGTTACCTTTAAGTGATAGTCGAAAGGAAGGAAAAGGTTCCCTCCTCTCAACTTTTTTTTATAAATTTTCCTTATAAAACATTTTGACTAGTTGTGCTACAATATCTGATCTTACAATGTCTTTTAAACCAAATTTAATTATTGGAATATCGATATTATATTTCTGACACATCTCAACAAAATCAACTAAACCGTCACCATTAGCTACATCAGATTGAGCAGGGTCACCTAGTAAGATTAATTTACTTCCTTCTCCTAATCTAGTTGTTACAGCTTTAATTTCTTCTATTGTTAAGTTTTGTGCTTCATCTACTAATACTAAAGAGTGTTCGAATGATCTTCCTCTTATAGTTTCAATAGGTTGTACTTCAATTTCTTGTTTAGATTCCATATAGTCATAACGACCTGAACCTAAACCTTGTTTAAGTACATTTGTCATTGGTGCTAACCATGGCGCTAGTTTATCTTTAATTGACCCAGGAAAAAAACCTAGAGAGCGTCCCGTTGGTACGTTAGCTCGTGAGAGTACTATCTTGTCATAACCTCCTTTTAAGAATAGTTGACTTACTTTCATACCCGAACAATATGTCTTTCCTGTACCTGCAGGTCCAATAACAGCTGTTATAGAACTTTGTTCGATACAATCTAATAAGTATTGTTGAGTAGGATTTTTTGGTTGGATATGGAAGGATGCCGCGCTTTTAATATCAATCATAAAGGAATCCTTTTTGCGTGTCTTGGCTCTGCCCATTCGTACTTCTCCGTCTTATAAATGAAAAAAAGCTCAGACCTGATTCCAGGTTGAGCTTATTGTGAAAATGTATGATAACTTTTTGATAATTCATACTATAATATTTATATGATAACGCATGAACAGTTACTAGAATTATGGGAAAAAGATGCTGAGATAGATAAGAATAATCTCGACACTACAGCTGCATCTGTACCTAAATTACATCATAAATATTTAAAAATATATCTTGACCTAAGAGCTAAAAAGATTGCATTCAATCATAAGCTAGAAGCTATAAGAAAAGATAAAGAATTATATTATACAGGTCAAGCAACTTCAGATACTTATAAAGAAAAGCCTTTCGATCTTAAACTTAAGACTAAATCTGGTATTGAGAAGCATGTAAATACTGACCCTGAGGTAGTAGGATTGTTAAAGAAAATAGAATATATGGATGTACTTTTAGAAGGTGTTCAGCATATCTTAGATCAGATAAAATGGCGCAATCAGTCTATACGATCTGCGATAGATTGGATTAAGTTTACGTCTGGTGAGCTATGATAGTTTTTAAAAAGAAAGATGATGTTCATCTTACTTTCGATGGCGACAGACATGAACTGCAACAGCTATCAGATTACTTTACATTCAAAGTTCCAGGTGCAGAGTTTTCACCTCAATATAGAAATAAGTTCTGGGATGGAAAAATACGTTTAGTTAACTTGCGTAACTTTACTTTGTATGGCGGACTATGGCAAGAGATAATTAAATTTAGTAAAGACTTAGATGTTGAAGTTGAGTTCGAAGGTACTAAGTTTGACTTTCCAGGAAGAGAGCAGCCAGTATCAGATCAGATGTTAGATGGTTACTTAGACTTTCTTAAGCCATTAAGTAAAAAGAAACCTATAACAATAAGAGACTATCAAAGAGAAGCATTTAAGATAGCTATAAGGCAACAAAGAACTTTATTATTATCTCCTACTGCTTCTGGTAAAAGTTTAATTGCATATAGTTTATGTAGGTGGTGGGAACAAGTACACGATAGAAAGATACTTATCATAGTACCTACTATATCTTTAGTAGCTCAAATGATAGGCGACTTTAAAGATTACTCGGGAGGTAATTATGCACCTCACGGTATAACGGGAGGTTTAGAAAAAGAGACAGATAAGAGATGTGTAGTATCTACTTGGCAATCAATTCATAAAATGTCAACTGGGTGGTTTGCACAATTTGGTTCTGTAATAGTAGATGAAGTTCATCATGCTCAAGCTAAATCTATACAAAAGATCATGGGTAAATTATTGATCTGTCCAGATAGAATAGGTCTAACTGGCACACTGCAGGAAGCAAAGACTCATGAGTTAGTACTCAAAGGTTTATTTGGCCCTGTACATAAAGTAATAACTACAAAGGAGTTAATAGATAGAAATCAAATATCAGATTTATCAGTTCGTATTCTAACTTTACAATACGGCGCAGAAGATCGAAAGCTTTTAAGCAAGTATAAATATCAAGAAGAGATAGATTATCTTATTGGACATGAGAGAAGAAATAAAATTATAGCTCGTATGGCGGGTGACTTACCTGGTAATACATTAGTAGTTTTTAGTAGAATAGCTCATGGAAAGGCAATATATGATTTTATCGAAACTGAAAAGGACTTACATTATGTTGCTGGAGAGACAGATAAAGATTCGAGAGAAGCTGTTAGGTACCTTGCTGAGAACAACGATACTATCATCGTTGCATCACTTGGTGTATTTAGCACGGGGATTAATATTCGTAACCTCCACAACCTCGTATTTGCTCATCCAAGTAAATCCAAAATTAAAGTCCTACAATCGATCGGTCGCGTTTTAAGAAAAGCAGATAACGGTGTAAAAGCTACAGTGTTTGATATTGTAGATGATCTTAAGCATGGATCAAGAGAAAACTTTGCTTTAAGACATGCAAGTGAACGCTTTAAATTTTATGTGGATGAATCGTTCGATTTTAAAATATCTAAAATAGAATTATGACAGCTATGGAAACAACAAAACCACAAAGAAGAACGAGACTAAAACCTGGTAACGAACATTACGTAAACAATAAAGAGTTTACTAAAGCGTTAGATGAGTATGCAAGAGACTGTAAAGAGAAACTTGCTTCTGGAAAAACTAGACCTATTATGAACAAATATTTAGGAGAATGTGTTATAAAAATGGCGTCAAGACTTTCTCTTTCACCTAACTTTAGAGGCTATGCTTATAGAGAAGAGATGGTACAAGATGCTATTTTAGGAGCAGTAAATTATATGCATTTGTTTGATGGTAGTAGATTTAATAATGGATTTGCATATGTGACTCAGATATTGTTCTCACATATGATACAAACTATTAAAAAAGAAAAAAAGAAATACGAATTAAATTTAAAACTAATTCAGAAAGCTGAACTACAGCATATGAATGACCCTGAGTTTCAGTCTGCAGCTATGGAAGGTGCTAGAGCTATAGCAGATCAAAAACTAGGTGAGATAGCAGACAGTAAGAAGCATGTATCTAAAAGAGCAACTGGCTTTAGATTAAGGTCAGGTTATACAAAAGCTGATAGAGAGGCTTACAAAGGAACACCATTATCAGAATCAGAACCAAAGGATAATTAATGAAGATAGCGATACTTGGTGATACACATTTCGGTTCTCGTAACTCGAATAGTATCATACAACTTTGGCAAGAAAAGTTTTTTAAAGATGTATTCTGGCCGTATATAGATGAACATAATATTAAAACTGTAATACAAACTGGCGACTATTTCGATAATCGTAAGTGGATTAATATACAGACTATGGCTTTCCAGAAAAAAATATTCGTAGATCATATCCAGAAAAGAGATATGACTTGTTATGGTATAATAGGTAACCATGATATACCTTTACGTTATTCTTTAGAAAATAACTCGCCTGGTCAATTACTTAACCATGAAAAAGGTATGGTCTATTATGATAAGACTACAAATCTTGAGCTAGATGGAGTAACATTTACTCTTATGCCTTGGCTATGCAAGGATAATCAAGAGGAATCAGTAGATATTATACGTAATGGTGGTGAAGTATTAGTAGGTCATTATGAAATAGATGGTATGGATATGCATCCTGGTGCTAAAGCTAGAGCAGAACTTAAACCTTCTGACTTTAAAAATTGGAAGTATGTTATATCTGGACACTACCATACTCATTCAGAAAAGGCAAATATTAATTACGTAGGTACTCCATATCAGATGACATGGAATGATGCTAAAGGTAAGAACGGTTTCTGGATTATGGATACTACAGATCTTAGTATGGAGTATATAGTTAACCCTTATACTTTCTTTCATAGAATCTATTGGGAAGACGGGACCGATTATGATATATCTACTATAACTAACTCGTACGTTAAATTAATAATAAAGAAGAAATCTGACTTTGAAATATTCGAAAAGTTTATCGATAAAGTAAATCATCATGATCCTTTCGACCTAAAAATTATAGAATCGTTTGAAGAGTATAACGAAGATAATGTAGGTGATATGATTAAGATGGTTGCTACTACTGATCTTATAGGTCAGTATATAGATGACGTTGCTACTGATAATAATAAAGAAGCGATAAAGAAACTCATGTTAGAAATATATGAAGATGCGATGAGGACGGAAGAGTTTGATACAGTTTGATGAGATTACATATAAAAATTTCCTATCTACAGGCAATACAGGCCAGACATTATTTCTAAGTAGAACTCCCTCAGCACTTATAACTGGACCTAATGGTTCGGGTAAGTCTACTATGTTAGATGCTTTATGTTTTGCTGTATTCAATAAACCTTATAGAGCTATATCTAAGACTCAGTTAGTAAACTCTGTTAACGAAAAAGGTTTAGAAGTAACTCTTAAGTTAAGAGTGAAAGGTATACCATATAAAATAATTAGAGGTGTTAAACCTAATATATTTGAAATCTATAAAGAGGATAATCTTTTAACTCAAGATGCTTCTTTAAGAGACTATCAGCAAAAGCTAGAAGATATTATAGGTTTAAATTACAAGTCATTTACTCAGATTGTTATTTTAGGTACAGCTAGATACCAATCGTTTATGGACTTAGCTAACTGGGAACGTAGAGGTATTATAGAAGAAATATTAGACATAACTGTTTTTTCTAGAATGAATGCTATACTTAAAACGAGAGATAATAATTTAGAATTAGATATAAAAGATACTGATTACAATAAAGACTTAAACAAGACTAAAATATCTGCTCAGAATGGTTTGATTGATAATATTACTGCTCGTTCTAGAGAGTCTGTAGATAAGATTGAAGAAGAAGAGTTAAGAGTCAATGCCGAAATAAAGTTGTTGGAAGAACAGCTTATTAAGAAAGACTCTGATATAGAAAGTTTACTCTTAGAGATTACAGAAGAAGATAAGTTAAAGAATAAACTAAAAGAAGGCGAGTATCAGTTATTCAAAGTTAAGACTGAACTAACTAGTCATGATAAAAAATTAAGCTTCTATCAAAATAATTCTATATGTCCTGAATGTGATCAGCCTCTTACTGAAG